ATCGTATTACAGACATCAGGTGTAATATCATAATTCAGCTTTAACATCTCAACATAACAACCAAGCTGTTTATCAGTTGAGTATGGTTCTTGCCAATACCTATCCAAATCTTTGATATATAACAACCCATCTTTCTTTCTTTTTCGCATGAAATAATCACATTTAGTTTTTGTTTTGAGATCAATCAGTCTCACCTGTCCAGTTTTAGTATCTCGACCAAGTAGATCAAGCTGACCACCTACAGATTTATCAGGTATAGCCATCATATGTTCCACTGCCATAGGTTCAAAATGTGTGAACAGATCATGCTGAAGCAAAGGTTCAACCCATTCACCATATTTATCAAAATCAATATCTTGATTACCTAGCATTTTCTCTGCAAGACATTCATGTACCTTTTCACCTCTTGGTTGCCAATCTGCTCTTGTAAATTCAATATTCTGTTTGGCTTCCTCTGTCAGTTCATTACAGACACCAGTAGTTGAATAACTGAACCATTGTCCAGTTTCAATATTGACGTATTGATGTCTTTGTTCATCTCTACGGATGGGTAATGGTTTTAGTAGTTCAATAGTTTTCATTAGAAATCGTATTTTTGAAAGTCTTTCGGATCAGTGAGTTCAACCTTTTCCTCTATTTTCTTCGGTTCTTGTATGGTTGTCCTTGCAAGGTTAGTAAATTTAACACCTTGATAACCTTTCTTGAACAAAGGATTACCTTCACATTCAGTGACAACATCTTTCCATCCAGGTGAAGGTTCGTCTAGCTGTTTTAGTGTCCACATTTTCTTTTTAGGATTGGCAGGATTAGGTTTTTTAAGACCATCTTTGAGAAGTTTGATGACAGAGAGTGTGTTAAATATTCGTTCCATCAGTTAATAAACCCATCTTTAGCGGTATATACCCTATGTGAAGGATGATTGTTTTTTGGCTCTTCTGCAATCTTGGATTGTTTCCTTTCATAAATATTCATCCAGCCACCCGCTATTGCTCCTTCAAGGGCTGTCTTTCTCTCTTTAGGTGTGAATGTTCGTAACTTGTCAAAGATCCTCTCTGCGACCTTTGTAGAGCAGGTAGCCTTTTTTTTGTGTCTGATAGGCCACCATTCAAGGATTAACTGAGAAACATCCTTAAGGTCATCAGGAATTAATCTTCCGTTGATGGTTGGGTTGGCAAAAGGATC